GCGCGCCCGCTGCCCACCCCCCTCAATCCTCCCCCCCCCCGCCGTATCGCCGAAACCAAAACCGCGCCCGACGGCAAACACTGGGCGGACGTATCCCCCGCTACGGCACAAGCCAAAAACGGACGCGGCGGGATTTTGGTGGACCACGGCAACCTCTTGGCAAGCATTACGCACGAGGCATCGGCAAAAAGCGTGATTACCGGCTCAATCATGGGCTACTCGGTTTATGTGCAGGAAGGCACGAAAACCATGCCGGCGCGTCCGTTTTTGGGCTTGTCTTCGCAAGATTATCAGGACATCGACGAATTGATGTCCGATTGGCTGGAAGGATTGATTGTCTGATATGGCTTTAAAACAGCATGAAAACTTATTGGCGGTCTATCCCGAAATCCTAGGTCGTCTGAAAACCGTCAAAAGTATCAAGGCGGTCAAGGAGATCGGTGAACTTGCCGAGCTGCTCGCCCAAGGCACGGCGAAACGCAAAGCCGCCCCGCTGGACGGCGCGGTCTATGTTGTTTTCGGTGGCTCGACCTTTGCCGACGAAGCGAAAAACGGCAAATACCTCAAATCGACGCTGCACTTTACCTTTGTGTTGGCACGCAGCTATACCGCCAACGGCAAATCCACGCTGTACGAGGTCGGCGAGACCCTGACGGCAATCCAACGGGCGTTTTCAGGCTGGGATGCGGGCGACGAATATGCCGTTACCCCTTTCCGCCGCATCGCCTCGCCATCCATCGAATACAACGACGGCTTTGCCTTTTACCCTATTTCATTCGCCTGCGATACCGTGCAGGCGGCAAACTAAAGGAGCTGCCACATGGCAAAACAAAACGACCACGGCTTAATCTTTGAGGGCGACGTCAAGGTGCGCAACCTCAATCAAAAAGGCTCGGGCTTTATCGACATCGGCAATACCACCGCCCTGACCACGCAGACCAGCGTGGAAACCAAAGAGCGCGTGTCCAAGCAAAAAGGCACTTACGGCAGCGCGTTGGACAGCTTGAAAACCGTCAAACCCACCGAAATCGGCCTGAAGCTCGATACCTTCGACAAAGACAACCTCGCGCTTGCCCTGATGGGCGAAGCCGCCGTCATCGCGGCAACGGCGCAGACTGTTGCGGACGAGACCGTAACCATCGGCAAGAAAGGCATGGCGTACAAACTGGCAAACGGCAACATCGACCCGGCTACCGTCAAAGTCAAAAACAAGTCCAAAGCTGCCGTTGACGCGGCACATATCGACATCAACGCCACCTTGGGCATGATTACCATCCTGCCCACCGCCGATACCGTCAACGACAGCGAAGACATCACCGTCGAATACAAAACCCGCGCATCGGGCGGCTATAAAGTCTCTGCCGCCACCTTGTCCCGCTTGGACTTGGAAATCTACGTCGACGGCCGCAACCGCGTTACCGGCGAGGTGGGCGTCCTGCACATCCCCCATGCCGTACTGGCGGCGGACGGCAGTATCGACTGGTTTGGCGACGACTTCAACGAAGCCGAATTTAAAGGCACGGCAGTGTTGGCTTCGGGCGAAACCTCGACCTATTCCTTCACGTCGTACAACAACTAAAGATTTTGGGCGGCTTATGCGGATTGGCGGGTTCGCCGGTCGGGCTGTCCGATAAACGGCAAAAAGGTCGTCTGAAACGGGCTTCTGCGTGTAGGCGCAGCGGCGTGGAGTTTCAGACGACCTTTTTTTAAACGGGTTTTAAAACAGATTAGAACCGATACAGGGCTGATTTAATCAGGTATCCGCTGACGGCCATAAAGGCGAAAAATTCCAGCAGTTTCATGTCGTGGATGTGCGCCAACATATCGAAACCGAGATACAGCGCGGCGAAACCGAAGAATGCGCCGACGGCGAAAAGTATGGTTAGAGCGAGGGTTTTCATGATTTTCGAACCATTCGTGTAGAAAGTATGGATAAGTCGCACGGGAAAAATGGAGGTAGCTTTGGGAGTTTGTAATGTTCGGAAAATAGAACAAGCATTTTTTCATCAATCAAGTCCGCCTGCGAAACGTATGTTTCCCAGCTAAGGTTTCGCGTCAATTTGACTTTGGCTTCTGCTGCAATTCTAAGGTTTGATGCCCGCAAAAAGGCAGCCTGTAAAAGAATTCGGTACTTATTTCTAGGATTTGGTGTTTCAAATTTTCTCCACCCTTCCTTACAGGCGATTTCTTGGCATTTTTCCAATTTCTTCCATGTGAAATTTTCGTTATTCCGAAGCGTGCAGATATGGTCTGCTGCAATTTGGGGAGTAGGAAAGGTGCACAGTGCGTCATAAATTTGGTCGACATCAAACAGTGCGGACAATCTGTTTTCTGAAAGAATCTGGCGGATTGCCTGTTTGTAGTAGGGTTGAAAATGTTTCATATGCTGACTGTAAGTAAGATTATTTATTTTAAATAGCAAAGGTATCAAAATAATGGCGAATATTCAAGCAGGTTTAGAGATTAAGGCGGGCGTGTCCGGTGCCGAACACATCGACGCGCTGGCGCAGTCCATCGAGGCGGCGGGCATTGATACGGGCAAGCTGACGGAAGAAGCGAAAGAACTGGGCGCGACGCTGGCGAAAGCCCAAGCCCAGCAGGCGGCGATTGCGGAATATAAGGCGTTGTCGGCGGAATTGGACAACACCGCCAAGGAAATGCGCGCCTTGGACGAGCTGACCGCGACGCTTGAGAAATCCATGCGCGGCGGCGGTACTCAGCAACAGCAGGCCGATTTGGCGAAACTGCGCGCCGAATCCGAACGCCTGGCAAAAAGTGAAACCGAGCTGACGGGCAAGCTGTATGCCGCCCGCGATGCGATGTCGGTGTCGGGCGTATCCGTCAAAAACCTTGCCGCCGAAGAGGCGCGCCTGTCGTCCGAATCCGCCGCAGCAACAGCGCAGCTCGACCGTCTGACCGCCGAAGCGCAAACCCTAAAAGCCATCGCCGATGCCAAAATCCAGCTCGGCATCGATACCGACGATAAGGCGCGGCAGGAAATCCAAAAGACCAAAGACGCCTACGAACTGCTCAAAGACAGCGGCACGCTCTCGCACGAGGAATTGGCGCGGGCGGCGCAGTTGCAGGAAGGCAAGGTGCGCGAACTCGAAGCCAGCCTGAAAGGCATGAAGCCGTCTATTACCGAGGTCGCTTCGGAGATTCAGGGCTTGGTCGGTGGTGCGGGCGGCTTGGCGTTTGCCACCCGTGAGGCGATGAAGTTTGAAACCGCGATGGCGGGCGTGAAAAAAGTCGCCGAAGGCACGGACGAGCAGTACGCCCAACTTTCAGACGAGCTGAAGAAAATGGGCGCCGAATTGGGCATTTCCGCCGCTGAAATGGCGGATCTTGCTGCAGCGGGTGGACAGCTCGGTATCCCGATTGAGAAGTTGTCGGAATTTACCGCCATCGCGTCCAAGATGTCGGTTGCCTTCGGTATGACCGCTGAAGAGGCAGGCAATGCCGCCGCGACGATTGCCAACGTGTTCCAACTCCCAATCGGCGAGGTCGAGAAGCTCGGCGATGCCATCAACGTTTTGGGCAACAATACCGCCGCCCGTGAAAAAGACATTGTTGCGGCGATGGCGCGTATCGGCGGTACGGCCAAGCAGTTCGGTTTGGCCGCAGACGAAGCCGCCGCGCTTGCCGACGCCTTTATCGCTTTGGGCAAACCGCCCGAAGTGGCGGCGACCGCCATCAATGCGCTGTTGCAAAAACTGCAAACGGCGCAAAGTCAGGGCAAGGGTTTCCAAGACGCGCTTGCGTCCATCGGTACGTCTGCCGACGAGATGGCGGCAAACATCGCCGCCAATCCGCAGCAGGCATTAACGGACTTCTTGCACAAACTCGAAGGCTTGGACAAACAAAGCCGCGCCCTGACGCTTTCGCAACTCTTTGGCACGGAATACAGCGACGACATTGCCCTCTTGGTCGGCTCGCTGGGCGAATATGAAAAGGCTTTGGGATTGGTTGCCGACAAGGGACAGGTCGTCGGCGCGATGCAAAAAGAAGTGGCAAACGCCATGTCCACCAGCGAGGCGCAGATTGCCAAAGCCAAGCAGGAAATCGTCAACGTTGCCATCGAGGTCGGAGAAAAGCTGCTGCCTTTGGTGTCTTTGTTGGCAAGTACGGTGGGCGGTGTTGCCGGTGCGGTCGGCGCGATTACGGAAGAGTTCCCCGTTTTGACGCAGCTTGCCGCGCTGTTTGCGGCGGGAGCCGTTGCCGTCAAAGCCTATGAAGCGGCTGTCCGCCTGACGGGCGGCGCAGTATCGGCATCGTTTGCGACCCAGCGCGTCAGCATTGAGGCAACCAAGGCATCTATCCTGACGACCACTGCCGCTGCCCGAGAGCTGGGCATCGCGCTCAAATCCGCTGCCGCCGGTAACGGCTTTGGTAACGGAGCGGCTGCTGCGGGGGTGTTGGCGCAAAACCTTAAACTGGCAGCGGCCAATGCGGGATTGTTGGCTGCTGCCGCCACTGCCGGATGGGGTGTGGGTGAATGGCTGCGCGAAAATACCGATTTTGCCAAGATTTTTGGCGATAGCCTCGGGCGCGTACTCGCCATGTTGGACAGTTTCTTTACAACAGGCAGTCTGGATAAATACCGCGAACATTTCAAAACCGAAGCCCAAATCAAGCGCGAGTTGGAGGAGGCAGATAAAAAGGCGCAAGAAGCTGCTGAAAAAGCCGCAGCCGCCAAAGCCAAAGCCGCTGAAGAAGAGGCAGCCGCCGTCAAAGCCCTGCAAGCCGAATATCGTGCTTCCGCTGCCGAGCAGGCGGCGTTGGAGCGCAGTATGGCCGCCTTGCGTGCCGACGGGCGCGAAACTGGCGATTTTTACAGCGAGCTGGCAATCAAGCTGGAAAACGTGCGCACCAAAACCGCCGACCTGAAGGCAGAACTTGACAAGAAAAACATCAAAATCAGCGCGGATACGGGCGAACTTGCCGAAGCGCAGAAAGCCCTCGAATCTTTGGGGCTGACGGCTGAAGAAGTAACCACCGGCATTAGCAAAAAAGCGGCGGAAGGGATTGCCAACTTTTCCACCGCCGCCGCCAAGTTCGGCAACGATGCCGAGCAGATGTCGCGCTTGTTTCAGGCGGCATTAAAGCAGATGGACAGCCCCGAAGCGGTCGAAAAGCTGAAAGCCGCCTTGGAGGACGCGGGCAAGCAGGCAGGTATGACCGCCGAGGAAATCAAGAAAATCGGCGACGCCGCGCCTGTTGCATCCGATAAGGTTGCCGACGCCTTTGCCAAAATCGGCGTGGACAGCAAAGCCGTAATGACGGGTATCAGCAGCGACGCACGTCAGGCGTTTGCCGACTTTAAGGACGCATCCGAACAGGCGGCGGCAGCGGGGCAGAAAGATGCCAAACTGATGCAGGCAGCGTTTGAGCAGATGATGGGCAAACTCAAAAGCAAAGAGGAATTTGCCGAGTTCCAACGCCAACTCAAAGCCAGCGGCGATGCGGCATTGTTGACGCAGGAGCAGCTTGCCCGTTTGGGCGATGCGGCGTCAGGCGGTGCGGAAAAAGCCAAAGCCGCCTATCAAGGGCTGAACGATACGGCCGCGCAGGCGGGCGAGGCTGCCAAAAACGCCCACGACAAGGGCGCGCAGGCGGCGGAAGGTCATGCCCAGTCTGTCAGCAAGGTGGTCAAGGCAAACGACGAGGCGGCGGCCAGCGCGGAAAAGGCGGCGGCAGCGACCGAAAAAGCCGCCAAAGCCGTTACCGACTACGGCTACCGGCTCAGTCAGACGGGCGGCTACGTCAAATTCAACAACGAGCAGCTCGAGTTGATGAACCAAAAATTCAGGGGCGTCAAAATCGGCATGGAGGCGACGCTGCAAATCGGGCGCATGAAGGACTACACCCAGCAGATTTACCTTGCCAACTCCGCTATGCAGCGGTTGAGCGACGCAACGGCACAGGGTGCGTTGACGCAGGGCGTGTTGAACGATACCGCCAGTGCGGCCGCCCGTGCCGCCGACAAGCTGGGCAATACCGAGCTGACCAAGTTCCGCAATGCGATTGCCGACGCGCAACGTCGTCTGAATGCGCTGCGACAAGAGGCAAGCGACGCGACGCGCGCCCTTGAGGCAGAACTTGCCGAACTCAACGGCAACGCCGAGGCGGGCTACGCTTTGCAGCAGGAGAAAAAGCTGCGCGAATTGAATCAGAAGCTGGCAAGTGCCAAGCAACTGGGACAGGGCGACATTGCCCGCGAATATCAGCGTCAAATCGAGTTGCAGCAGCAAATCTACGACCGCCAACGCAACAAGCGCGCCGAATCTGCCGCGCAGGAACGCGCCCGCAGCCAAAACACGGCAAGCGGCAGCAACAATGTGGCGCGTCAGGTGCAGCAAATCCGCAATCC